AAAACACAGATAGCTTTACAATGTGCAAGTGAATTAAAACAAAAAACATTATTTTTAGTTCATACAAAAGATTTGTTAAATCAAGCTAAAGAACGTTGTGAAAATAATCTTATTTGTAAAACAAGTACTATTACAGAAGGTAAATGTGATGTATCTGGAGATATTGTATTTGCAACAGTACAAACGTTAGTGGGTATCATTGATAAAGGTTTGATAAAACAAAATGAATTTGGTTTAATAGTAGTTGACGAATGTCATCACCTAAGTTCAAATGCAGAATCAGTTAAAATGTTTGAGAAATGTATTAATTATTTTAATGCAAGATACAAACTTGGGATATCGGCCACTTTACATAGAGGTGATGGTCTTGAAAATACTACTAAAAAGATATTAGGTAACGTGATCTACGAACTTAAAAAAAGTGAAGATAAAACTAAATTCATAGGATATTATGAAAATCAACCAATAATTGAAGTACCAGCAAGTATGTTTCAAGTACCAGCACAAATACATATGCTAGAAACCACATATAATGTGGCAAATAAGGACATTTTTGATACAAGTGGTAGAATTATATTCACAAGTCTAATTAGCGACCTAGCGACCGATTCTGATAGGAATAAGCAAGTGTTAAATATAATCAATAGTTTAAAAGGTTACACAATAGTAATAAGTGAAAGAACAAGTCAACTTGAAGAATTACAAAAACAAACACCTAGTTCTATCTATATAAATGGTAAAACACCTAAAAAACAACGTGAGAAACAAATAGAAGAGTTTAGGCAAGGACAACATAAAGTTCTATTCGCAACTTATTCACTTGTCGCAGAGGGTTTAGATATACCTATACTTGAAAACTTAATAATGGCAAGTCCTGTTAAAGATGAAAGACTTGTTATACAGGCTATAGGTAGGTGTCAAAGACCTTGTGATGGTAAAACTATTGCTAATATTTATGATTTAGTTGATGATGTCAGTATGTTAGATAAATTCACTCGCAAAAGAAAGAGTGTTTACAAAAAGGAAGGATGGGATATTTTGTGGAATTAAAAGATATTGTATTTATGATAGGAATAATATTAAATTCTATATGTATAATATTATTAGAACGTAAAAAATATAACAAGTTTTTTGGAAGTATATATAGATAGAAAGTGAGATAGTTATGGAAGAAGAAAATTATAAAAACAAACAAAAATTTTATAGAGAAAGAGCAAAACAAGAAAAAATGTTTTTCATAAGTAAACCACCAAAAAGTATAGATAAAGGTGGAAAAGGTAGAACATACATAAAACCTAAGGAGGAAAAGAAATGATAATGTTAGATAAGTTTGTAGTTGGTTTATTTCTAGGATTTATATTAGGCATTGTGGGAATGATTGTTTTAGCAACTATTTTAGGTAGCAAAGACAAGGATAAATAATGAGTTTTGATGAGTTATTAGATAGAATATGGGGATATGACTTTGAAGTAACTGCTAGAAATTGGTTATTAGTGTTAATAAATTATCGTACTAGAGAGAAAGTTGTATTCCACAATTCTCTACCAAACGATATACAAAATTTTATTGATATCAACAATCCTATTCTTATGGGTTACAATAACAATGGTTATGATAAATATATTCTTAAAGCAATACTTAGTGGTTATACACCAGAAGAAGTAAAGGATGTTAATGATTGGATCATTGGTGGGAACAATGGTTGGGATTTGGATTTAGGTTATACAAAAGTACCAACACAGATAGACTTAATAAATTGTATTATTCCTAGAAAGTCTTTAAAGGAATTAGAGGGAAACCTTAGAATGAACATTACTGAATCTACTGTTGATTTCAATATACAAACAAAGTGGACAGAACAAGAATATGAAGAAATGTTATATTATTGTACTCATGATGTAGATGCTTTATTCCCAATATTCGATATGTTAATGACTAGGTTTAAGTCAAAGTATATAATTGCAAAATTTGGTAATATTAATCCTGAATACGCATTAAGTTTAACCGATGCTAATTTAACAGCTGTTTTACTTGGTGCAGAAAGACAAGAACATAATGATAATTTTGCTTATGTGTATCCTAAACAAGTAGAAAAAGAAAAGATACCAAAGGAATTTTTAGAGTACATAGATGATTTGGTAAAACATAATGATTTAGATTATAAACCAGAAGCACCTGCTCTTGATTTAGATAGTATTATATTCCAAACAGGGATCGGTGGCGGACATGGGTTTATAAAAGAAGGTACTCTTATATATGATAGAGGAGATAACTTACATTGTGAATAATACAATATTTATAAAAGGAGGTGGTATTGGTGGGAAAACTATTACTAATTAATGATGATGTTACATCATATTATCCTAATAGTGTGAGATTATATGGTTACTCTAGTCGTAATCAAAAAGATAAAGAAGCATATGTTAAAGTTTTGGAAACTAGAATGAAAGCAAAACATGAAAAATTATCACAAGAATTTCTTGATTCCATTGGTGTAACAAACAAAGATTTAAATAAAGGTTTGAAGTTACCAATCAATGCATATACAGGTGGTTTACGTGCGAAATTTAATGCATTGTTTGATAATTTACAAGGATTTTCAATTTGTATGACATGTCAATTATTAATGATACAACTTATACACGATTTACAAAAAGTACCTACATTAGAAATGGTCGAAGCCAATACCTGACGCAGTTCAATTTTTTATAGATAGTGATTATAAAGAACAAGCACAAGATGTATTAGACGAATGGCAAAAACATACTGGTTTTGAATTAGAAGAAGATAATGTTGTTAAACTTATTGCACGTGATGTCAATAATTATTGTGAGATAGTACAAATTGATGATAATGATTATGCGGTGAACTACAAAGGGGGGGAACTCACTCGAGGAGAACATGAATTTAAATGGAATAAAGAGAAGAAAATATTCGAATATTCTTTTAAAGATAGTCTTAAAAGTAATTCATTAAGTATTGTGAGTGAATCAATATTAAAGTTCTTATTGTTTGATATACCGATAAGAGAAACAATAGAAAAATGTGATGATATATTCAGATTTCAAATTATATCCCATTTAGGATCAACATACGAAAAATGTGTACAAGAATCACCCAATGGAGATATAGAATTACAAAGAAACAATCGTATATATGCAGGTAATGTTTCACGTGGAACTATAATTAAAGTAAAACCAGATGGGAGAAGAGATTCGTTAGCAAACTGTCCTCCTAACCCAATAGTTGACAATGGTAATAAATGTACTATTGAAGATATAAACAAAGAATGGTATATTGAGTTTGCACAAGAAAAAGCAAATGACTTTTTAGGAATACCAAGACTTGACAGTTTGAAGAAAGAAGAACTAATAGAAAAAGCCAATGAATTAGGTTTAGAAATAGATAAAAAAACAAAGAAAAGTGATATAATAGAGTTAATAAAAAACAAAAAAAGAAATGAGGTAAGAAATATGGCAGAGCCAACAAAACAAGAATTGAAAGAAAAATTAGACAAAGCAGTAGAACAAAACGAAAAGTTAGTTGCTAGAATAAAAGAAAGTGAGAGTGGTAAAGAAATGAAATTTAGTGATGAAAGATTAAGCGATAATATTATGTTACAAAATTCGCTATACAAAAAAATAAATGATTTAAGAAAGTATATTAGAAACTATACATTTGTATATGATGAAGAATTACCTAGTAATCTTGGTGGTGGAGAATATTATAGTATAGGACAACTTTATAACGCATTACAACAAGGTTGTATTGAAGTAGGGTTAGACTTTAGTTATGATGTGGATCAAGTTATTAGTTTTGATAAAGAATTAGTAAAACCAAGTGGGAAATTACCAATTCATGTTGCAACTGTTAGAACAAAAGCAAGTTTAACAGATATTGATACAGGAATAAATAAAGATTATTTCACAATAGCACAAGGTAGTGATACAATTGATAAAGCCATAAGTGGCGCTAGTACACTAGCGTTTAGACAATGGTTTACTAAAAACTTCTCACCAAAAGATGCAAATGATGAAGATAGTAATATAGATGAAACTCCTAAAAGTGAAGAACCAAAAGTTCCTGTATATGTTCCAGAAACAAAGAAAGAAGAAATTAAACAAGAAGTAGTACAACAAGTACAACAAGAAGAAAGTGATGATGAAGATTTAAAAGAAATTACTGAAACAATTATGAAAATAAGAGAAGTTACAGGTAATAATGAATATGGTATAAAAGCTATGGATAAGATTTTAAAAGGTAATGTAAGTGATACTGAAATTGAAAAAATGCGACAAAAGGTTATGAATAAATTAGAGGAGGTACTTCCATTTAATGAGTAAGGAATGGAGTTATGGGGAGAATAATAAAAACATTATTCTTTCCGAACCGCCTAAACAACGTTTAAGAATAACAGGACACAGAATTGCAAGTGTTTTAGGACTAAATGAATATCAGAGTGAATTTGGTGCATGGGCGGAAATTACAAAACTTGTAAAATTACCTTTTGAAGATTCTAAATATACAATATTTGGTAAAGCAGTAGAACCTAAACTTATAAAAATGGTTGGGGAAGAATTTCCAAATATTATGAGCATTGAAGATTATTATGGAAATAATATAGATAGATATAAGTGGAACAACTTTATTGATGATAGTAATATATTCGGTGGTATTATCGATGCTGTTGGAACTAAAAATGATATGAAAACATTAACAATGATAGTTGAATGTAAATCAAGTTCTAAGCCACATTTATGGAAAGATGGGAACGTGCCGATTGAGTACCTTTTGCAAGGGTGTTTATATTCATACTTAAAAGGTTTAGATAGAGTATTATTCATATGTTGCTTTCCACAAGATCTAGATTATAATCATCCTGAAAAGTTTGAACCAAATGAAACAAATACTATAATGGTTCTTAAAAAGATTAAAAATGTTACAATAGAAATGCCAAATGGAGAATTAATAACATTTGAAGAAGCAATAAAGTATTGTGAAGATTGGTGGAATAAATACATTGAAACTGGAATATCTCCAGAGTTTGATGAAAAGAAAGATAAAGAATATCTAGACATTATTAGAACAAGTGAACCTATTAATGATAGTTCTTTAGAAGATTTGTGTGATAGAGCCAAAGAATTAGTAAATGAAATAAATCTTTTAAAAGAAAATAGTGGTATCACTAGTAAAGAAAAAGAACTTAAAATACTAGAAGATAACATTAAAAAAGGTTTAATGGATAATTTAAAAGAAGGGGAAACAAAAATAAGTTGTAAACAATATTCATTAAATGGTACAGTATCAGTTAAATTTAATGAAACTGAATTTAAGAAACAAAACCCTAAAACATATGAAAAATATTGTGAAGAAAAAATTACTTATAGATTAAGTAAAAAGAAAGAGGGAGAAGATGATTAAGTTAGATGGTGTATGCGCCGACAAAGAATCATTTCATAATTGGATATTATCTTGTTGTGATACTTTAGTTAGAAATGAAGATAAACTTTATAATATAACAAGAGATTATACACGAGCAGTAGATATTACATTTCCAATTCGTGTTAATGAAGTTGCTACAATGATAATTGAAATAGAAAAAACAGTTCAAAACTATGAAGAAAAAATAGTAGT